GGAATCGTATTGGTGCTTATGCAACAGCAGAAGACCTTAAGAATACGGATGATCCCTTCATTAAATACCTACAAGCAAAAACAATGACGTTGGGTGATGGAGAATTTTTTACTATTAGCTTCACACCAAGAAAGACAAAAGCTGGTCAGAAAATGGCAAATGCTGTTCTTGCAGATAAGGATAAAGAATTACACTCTGTAGTTATTTTTCCAACAATGTATGGTCAGGCTTTATCAAATATGAAACCAGGCGGTAGATGTAAGCCAATATTACAAGAAACAACATCAGGAAGCACAACAGTAAAGGAGTTTGAAAGAGTATGAACCTAGATAATTTAGCAAGAAACGTACACAGCAATGCAACAGAAAAAGGTTTTTGGGATTACATGTATTCCAATGTAGAGCCTGTTGGAGACACATTTATTTTTTTTGCAAAACAAATAGCCATGATCCACTCTGAGGCAACAGAAGTATTAGAGGCACTTAGAAAGCAAAAGGGGCAACAAGAAGTTGTAGAGGAACTAGCGGATATTATTATTCGTGTAGTTGACTTATACCAAGGATTGGTCATGGCTGGAGAAGCCAAAGACTCCCTAGAAGATGTAGTTACAAAGAAGACAATCATCAATAGCCAACGCCCTAAAATGCATGGCGTATTGGGATGATATAATAGATGCTTACAAAAGATAATGGAGATATAAATGACAACAACGATTGAGGATATCCTATCAAAGTTAGACCCAAAGACAAGAAAACGTGTACAGCAAGCAACCGAAGTTGAGATTGAAAGACAGCCAACGCCAAGCTTAAGTCTTAATGTTGGGCTAAAGGGAGGTCTTGCTTATGGTCGTCAAGTTCTTATTTGGGGAAACAAGTCTGCAGGAAAATCATCCTTCTGTTTGCAAATGATTGCAGATGCTCAAAAAGATGGTAAGACTTGTGCCTGGATTGACTCAGAGCAGTCATACTCACCTGAGTGGGCTACAAAGCTTGGTGTCGATTCTGAAAAACTTATTTACTCACCTGCAAAAACAATTAACGACATGGTTGATGTTGCAGTGGACCTAATGAACGCAGGAGTAGATTTAATTGTGGTTGATTCTATCTCTGCACTACTTCCTGCCATCTACTTTGAAAAAGATGGAAACGAATTAAAAGAACTACAAGACACCAAGCAGATTGGTGCAGAAGCAAAAGACATGACACATGCGGTTAAGATGCTTAATTATGCAAATAAAAACACGTTGCTCGTACTTATATCACAACAACGTAACAGCTTTGGTGGAATGCACGCCACTCATATTCCTACTGGTGGTATGGCAGTTAAGTTCTTTTCTAGTACTATTGTAAAGTTGTGGTCAAGCGAATCAGAAGCCAGTTCCATTAAAGATAAGGTAACTGTTGGAGACCGTCTGATTGAGCAAAAGGTTGGTCGCCCAGTTAACTGGACTATTGATTATAATAAGACTGGACCACAGTTTATTGGTGGTTCCTATGACTTCTATTTTCAGGGAGATCACGTTGGTGTAGACACCATCGCTGACCTAGTTGATACAGCAGAACTTATGGGTATCATTGAACGTGGCGGTGCTTGGTATACAGTTCTAGAAGAGCGTTTACAAGGACGAGCAAAAGTGGTAGAATATGTTAGAGAAAATAAAGAGGTATTTGACACTCTAGAAAGCATGGTGTATGCAAAACTATGATCAATCCAAATGATTTTATAAACACTACTCCTAAGCAGGAAGAACCAAAAGAAGAATTGAATATGGTTGGTGGTACATTTATTTGTCAAGAATGCCTTGTGCCAGTTAAAGAGGCTGCCCTAGATGAAGACTCAATGACGTTAGCATACACCTGTAAAGACGGACATAAGAACGAAGCAAGTCTTTGAGTGAAGCAGCAGAACTAAAACGTATTGGTGCTAAAGCACATAAAAACTCTGGTCGTGGTCAATACTATAAGGGTGATGGCAATACGGATGAGTTTATTGTAGACGTAAAAGAGGCAGGTAAAAGCTTTACTCTCAACCAAGATGTATGGGCTAAGATCGTCACAGACACCCTGAGAACGGATAAAACCAAATATCCTGCCTTACTACTGGCTATCGGGGAGACACAAAAGATAAGATTAGCAGTCATTGAATGGGCTGCCCTAGAAGATTTAATGGAGAGAGCAAATGGAATCAACACTTGAGTTTATTAGTCAGGTAACAGAGTTTAATGACCTGCATGAGTTTATGGCAGATCCAGAACTTGATGAAGCACTAGCACTCATCGTAAAGATTATGATGAAGCCAGATATTCCATCTGTTCAAGCCGTTGCACTAATTGGAAAACTTCAGGCAATGTCTGCTAAGTTTGCTATTCTTGCAACCTATTACACAACTATTGCAAAGGGTCCATCGGGAAGTGTAAACAACACAAAAAAGAATGTATACTATACAATGAAAGAATCAACAGACAAAATCGTAGATGCCTTAAAGTATCTTGCACGATACAACTTAGGAGCATAAAATGGCTAAAAATTTAATAGGAAGCTTAGTAACAAAACCAAGAGATACAAAGTTAGATGCAAAGAAGTACCGTCTTGCATTAGGCAAGGCATATCTAGAAGGTAAGAATGGTATTCAGTTTACAACAAAGAAAACATTTTCACCGTCCACCGTTGGGTATGGTTATGGAACTTGTCCAAGATATTGGAATCTAGCATTTAGCGGTGTAGAGTTTAAGAATAGCTTTAACGCCCAAGGTATGGCTGCAATGAATGCAGGTACACAGGCACATGATCGCATTCAGGCTGCTATGGGTAAGATGGAATATGGAAAACTTGTAGAACTTGAGCGTGAAGTAAAAGTAATTGACCCACCTATTCGTGGTTTTGCAGATGCAATTATTGAGATTGACGGTGAAGAGATAGTTGGTGAAATCAAAACAGTTAAGTCTGAAGGTTTTGATATTCGTAAAGATACTTCTACTGGTGCAGATAGTCACGTTGTCCAGCTATTGATTTACATGAAAGCTATGGACATGAAAGAAGGCTTCTTTCTTTATGAGAATAAAAATAGTCACGAGATTGCCTGTATCCCTATCGTAATGTCTGAAGAAAATGCAAAGTATTCAGACTACATCTTTGACTGGATGCGTGAAGTATATAAGGCTTGGGAAGAAAAGAAAAACATTAAACGACCGTTTACTGAGAAGAGCAGCAACTGCAATTACTGCCCAATTAAAATAGCGTGTTGGGATAAACCAGATGGTCGTACAAAGATTGAGCCACTAGAGGTTAGGTCTTTGTGAAAGATTGTGTACAATGTAAACAGCCCTTTGACTTTAAAACACATAACCAAAAGTATTGTTCTAAAGAGTGCTGTAGGCTTGCTACTAATAAAAAAATTATGCAAAAGTATTATATTAAGAAGCAGCGTTTGGCTGGTGCAGAAAGACTATGTGCTAATTGTAAAAACCAGTTAAGCAGATACAATTCTGATAGTAAGTGTACAATGTGTCAAGAGCTTGAAAGAAAGAACAAGTCAAATATAGCGAAAGGAAGTATTCAGGATGTCATTAGCAAGCTTGGCAAAGCCAAAAGCAGGTAAAGTATTAGGCATTGATGCATCTACTGGATCTATCGCTTTTTGTTTATTTGAAAACGGTGTCCCTGTTAGATATGGAAAGTTCCCTTTAGAAGGAATGGATATTTATGAAAAGGTTGCTGATGCAGGAAAGAAAACAAAGATTGCATCAGAGTTTCTAAAGCCAGACTATGTTGCTATTGAATCAGCAATTATGGTTAAGTCTGCTGATGCAGGTTTAAAGATTGCAATGATTGTTGGTGCAGCACTTTCTGTGTTGCTAAAGCCAGGGGTTAAGACAGTTTCTATTGCACCTATCCAATGGCAAGCATTTATTGGAAATAAAAATCCAACTAAGGCAGATAAGTTAGCGTTGGAAAAAGAGATTCCAGGAAAGTCTGTAAGTTGGTATAAAGGTGAGATGAGAAATAGAAGAAAGCAAAAAACTATGGACTTTTTTAATACAACTTTTGGAACAGATATTGAAGACAATGATGTTGGCGATGCTTGTGGTATTGCCTATTATGCATATAAGAATATGACGGAGAGATAATGAGTAAGCTATATAAAAGTAAAACTTGGTTAACAAAGAGATATCTTATTGATAGAAAGACTATTGAAGAGATTTCAAAGGAATGTGCAACAAGCCATCAAACTATTTATAGATACCTTGTTGAGTTTGATTTAATTAGGAGTCAGAGAACGTGGAAGAAGAGATAAGAATTAATCTTTCTGGTGTAACTTTAAATCCAGATTTTTCAAAACAAGATATGGGATATCCAACTGCTGCAAAAAACATTTGGACAAACTTAGAAAAGTTTAATTTTAAAATTACAACATTTGATTTGGATCATAGGGGCATAAACCTATCATATGCCCAACCAAAACATCACATCATGTTTAGTGGACAATATAATATCATGTATGGCTGTCACGAAACCACAGAAATATCTGACTACTGGGCAGAGTGTTTAAATAAAGCAGATGAGGTTTGGACACCATCAAGTTGGGTAGCAGATGTTTTTAGGAAAAAGGTAAACAAAGAAGTTTATGTTGCACCACACGGTGTATCTGGAAGTTTTGTTCCCGCAAAAAGAAGACTGCAAAATAATAAGTTTATTTTCTTGCATTTGGGAGAACCATATATGAGAAAGGGTGGACAGGCTACTGTAGATGCTTTCCTTCAAGAGTTTGAGGGAAATGATGATGTGCTGCTATTAATAAAGTGCTATGATGCTGGTCACACAATTCTTGTTCCAGACGCAGAAGGAAATATGGTAGAGCCACAAAAAATTCATAAAAATATAAAAACCATAACTAAATCTACAACCCAGAATGAATACTTAAAGATACTTCATAATACTCACTGCTTGGTGTTTCCGTCTTGGGGAGAAGGATTTGGAATGATGCCACTTGAAGCTATGGCTAGTGGTATGCCAGTTATTTCAAGTTGGGAGTGGGCGGAGTACAAAGATGATATTAGATATAAAATTGATAGTGACCTGATGCCAGTACCAGATAATTTACCAAAGTACCTAAAAGAAACATATTTGGGTGAAATATATGTTGCCAGAATTGATTCTATAAGATATAATATGAGACAGGTGTACGATAATTACGAACAGGCTTTTGAAGATGCTTGGCTAGATTCTTTTAGGATTCATAGAAAGTGGAACTGGGAAGAAGTTATTGAGAAGTATGCCGTACCTAGACTTAGAAAGATAAATGGAGAGTTAAATGCACGAATACACGGAGTATGAAAAGTTTCATATTGAGGTAGATCAAGTTAATCACCCACGACACTATACCTCTGACCCATCTGGGGTTGAGTGCATTCAGATTACACGTCATAGAAACTTTAATGTTGGCAATGCTTTTAAGTACCTGTGGAGAGCAGGTATAAAAGACGATAGAACTCAGATTGAAGACTTACAAAAAGCTATCTTTTATATTAATGATGAAATTAACAGACTGGAGGGTAAACAAGATGCCAACCTATGAGTACACCTGCCTAGCTTGTGACACCACTATAGATAGAAGTAATGTAAGAGTTGATGACAGAGATCATCAAACCTGTGAGGATTGTGGAAATATTCTTAATAGAAGTTGGACTATTGGCAATGTTGCTGTATGGGCTCCAACATCTGGCGGATACCGCTAAATGGCTAAAAAAACTACACAGATCAAATATAACCCACTTTGGGACGTTAAGCATGAATATATACACGGAAAAGATTTAATCACGCCTGGGACATTAGTTAAGATTAAGAATGTTCGTGGTGAGTTTAAGTTCCAAAAGTATGTTAAAAACATAGACTCAGGCATGGAATGGGTTGATGTTGTTGGTCAAACTGGGTATAGATCCTTTTATGTATACGATTTAAAGGGTATAATTAAGCCTAAGAAGAAAAGAGCAAAGAAAGAAAATGTCTGAAATAGAGCTAGTAGACCGTTGGGAAAACATCAACAAGGTTGCAGAAGAGTTTCTCAAGGGTAATACTAATCCTACAATCATTGCCAAAGCTTTAGAAATGAAGCGTATAGATGTCATTGACTACCTAGAAGAATGGCGTATGGTTGTAAGAAGCGACAAGCAGGTACAACTTCGTGCTCGTGAGGCTCTAGTTGGGGCAGACCAACACTACTCAATGCTAATTAAAGAAGCTTGGGATGTTGTAAATGAGGCTGGAAACACTAATCAACTTTCACAGAAAACCGCAGCACTAAAACTTATCTCTGATGTTCAACAAAAACAGATTGATATGCTGCAAAAAGCAGGTATGCTCGATAACCACGAGATGGCTGAAAAGATTATAGAAACAGAACAAAGACAAGAAGTTATTGTTGGTGTTATTAGAGATGTAGTATCTAGTTGCGATAACTGTCGCATTGAAGTAGCAGAAAGACTTTCAAGGATAAGCGACAAAGCAGAGGAAATCTAATGTTTGAAGATATGCTAGATCTTCTTGGCGGTGATGAGTTTGATGAAAGACCAGTAGCACTTGAAGAGTTTGTTACAAGTGAAGACTTCCTTGGTTTACCCCCACTGTCCGATTACCAATACACATCTATTCGTGCAATGAGCCAGATATATAAAAAAGCAACTTTGATTAATCTTTTTGGTGAAGATGAGGGTGAAAAAAGATGGAAGCAAACTTGTAATGAGGTAATTCTTCAGCTTGGTAAAGGTTCTGGTAAAGACTATATGTCAACTATTTCTGTGGCATATATTGTTTATCTTTTGCTTTGCCTTAAAGACCCTGCCAAATATTTTGGTAAGCCTCCAGGCGACTCTATCGATATTCTTAATATTGCTATCAATGCTGAACAGGCTAAGAATGTTTTCTTCAAGGGATTTAAAACTCGTATTGAAAAGTCACCTTGGTTTGTTGGAAAGTACACACCAACAGCAGGTGCAATGACCTTTGATAAAGGTATTACCTGCCACTCAGGACACTCTGAGAGAGAGTCTTGGGAAGGCTACAACGTAATCATGGTAATCCTTGATGAGATATCGGGCTTTGCCACAGACTCAACATCGGGACACGATCAGGCTAAGACTGCCTCTGCTTTGTATGACATGTATCGTGCATCTGTAGACTCTCGATTCCCAGACTTTGGCAAGGTTGTTTTGCTTTCATTCCCACGCTACCGTAATGACTACATTCAGGAGCGATACAATGCGGTGATTGCCTCTAAAGAAGTTATAATGAGACAACATACCTTTAAGCTTAACGAAGAACTTGAAGGTGATGAAGATACAGCAGAAAATTACTTTACTGTTGAATGGGAAGAAGATATCATTGAAGCGTACAAGTTTCCAAAAGTCTTTGCTTTAAGACGACCAACTTGGGAAATTAATCCAACTAGATCTATTAATGATTTTAAGATTTCATTCTACACAAAACCAACAGATGCCTTATCTCGCTTTGCTTGTATGCCCCCAGATGCCGTAGATGCTTTGTTCCGTTCAAAAGAAAAGATAGAAGCTTGCTTCAGTCAGATAAATATTGCGGTGGACCAAGAGGGTAGGTTTGCAGCCTCATTCCAGCCAGATAAAGATAAACAATACTACATACACGTCGACCTTGCACAAAAGCATGACCACTGTGCTGTATCTTTATCACACGTTGAGAAGTGGGTAAAGGTAAATAGCTTTAACGATAAAGATGTTGTAAGCCCTATTGTTGTTGTAGATGCCGTTAGATGGTGGACACCAACTGCAGAAAAAACGGTAGATTTTAAAGAAGTAAAGGCATACATTCTTAGCCTTAGAGAGCGTGGATTTAACATAAAGCTTGTAACCTTTGACCGTTGGAATAGCCTTGACATTATGAATGAACTAATTGCGGTGGGTATGAAATCAGAAACACTTTCGGTTTCAAAGAAGCATTATGATGACATGGTTCTATTAGTAGCAGAAGAAAGAATTGTTGGTCCTGCTATTTCACTTTTAACAGAAGAGCTATTGCAATTACGCATCATTCGTGATAAAGTAGATCATCCAAGAAAAGGCTCAAAGGATTTAGCGGATGCGGTTTGTGGTTCAATCTATAACGCTATTGCTCGTACCCCCAAAAATATTGGAGATATAGAAATACAGATACATTCGTATGAACAGTTTGTTGATGATCCTGATTTTGATCCAGAAGAATTGAGACCAGGAAATAAAAAGATTTCTATGGATATTCTAGACTTTTTGGGAGGAATGAATGCCGTTTAATAGTGAAGACTTTTATGAGGAAGACTTTGACCAGGAAAGACTAGATGAACTTATGAGATATCTGATAGAAGATGGCTATTTGTTAGAAACTGGTTTAGACGAAAATGGGGAAGCCCTATATCAAACTACACAAAAGTTTAGCAAGGACTTCCCAGATATGTTTGAAGAACAGATAGCTGAAACTAACATAATTATTTATGAATTATGGATGATGGGATTGCTAGATGTAACGGTAAAAGAAGAAGCAAACGATTGGGTAGTTATAGTCAATGACAAAACAATGAGTTGTGATTTAGGTCCATTAACCCAGGATCAAAAGAATGTAATTTTACAATTAAGATATAAGACTTTGTATTCAGAAGATGATACAATTTAGTGTCAAAACCTATTGACATTTTAGCTAAAAGAAGGTAACATATAACTATGGAAACAACATTTGAAGATAAAGTTGCATATGTAGCAACATCGTTCTATCGCCGTTTTGACGATAGTGAAGAAGGCTTTGATGCCACAAACGAATACCCTTCGGTACTTCGTACAATTTTTAATCGTAATGATATGGCAGGTCCACTTGCTTTGGCATTATTTAATGGAGACATTGAATTAAAGGGTGACAGTGCAAAGAAATGGATTGAAGAGTCCTTTGATATTCTCACTTCCGTATTTGGAGATCCAAATAGCTCAGAGTCTGATGACACTCCAGAGGTACCAAAGCTGGAAGCAAAGCCTAAGAAAGCTCCCGCAAAGAAAGCAGCAGCAAAGTCTTAGTAAGGTTAGCCTCGTTGGTCTAGGGGCTAGGACGCTTCCCTTTCACGGAAGAGATCAGGGGTTCGATCCCCCTACGAGGTACAGCAGTGTGTGTTAGCCAGTTGCACACATTCCCACATGTTAGGTGGCATGGCAAACTGGCAATGCGAATGTTGCATAATGGTAGTGCTCCTTCCTTCCAAGTAGGTGGCGAGAGTTCGATTCTCTCCATTCGCTCAAAGGAAAGAGATTGACATAATATAACTTGTTGGTCTCTTTCCTTCTATCCCCAATAGCTCAATCGGCAGAGCGTCAAACTGTTAATTTGAATGTTCCTAGTTCAAGTCTAGGTTGGGGAGCTCGGAGGCAGACGTTCTGCTGGATATGTCTCAAGGTGGGGCAGCTGACTGTAAATCAGTGGCGGATGCATGGTAGGTTCGATTCCTACATCCAGCACTAACAAAACACTATAAAAGAGAGTATACTTATAATATGATTGAAACAGAAGAAGTAGTAGATCGTCAATTAAAGGTTGCAGATAGATGCGACAGGTGTGGCTCCCAAGCCTTTGTTCTAGTTAAAGGAATTTCAGGAGAGCTAATGTTTTGTGGACACCACTATACAAAAAATCAGGAAGCCTTAGAAAATTATGCTTATGAAGTTATCGATGAGAGAAGTCATATAAATAGCCACTCTGCCTCAAGCCCTATTTAATTTTAGGGGTGGTAGCTCAGTTGGTTAGAGCAGCAGACTCATAATCTGCCAGTCGTCAGTTCGAGCCTGACCCACCCCACGCCCTCGTAGCTCAGTGGATAGAGCAATAGGTTTCTACCCTACAGGTCGGGAGTTCGAATCTCTCCGAGGGTACTTTTACGATATAATAGACTTGGGATTAATCCCTATTTTATTAGAAAAGAGTGATTCAGATGGGTTCACCAATCGTTGGTGGTAAGGTTACAACACCTTACAAGAAGCTTGGAAAGATGTGGAGCAAAGGATATCACACAGGAGTAGACTACGCTTGCAAAGAAGGAACAGACATTGTTGCTGTTGCAGATGGCAAGATTGAAAATGCATCCTGGGGTGCCAGCTATGGTACACAGCTAGTTCAAAAAGTTGAGGGTGGCTGGGTAATCTATGCACACCTTTCAAAGGCTCTAGTTAAGGCTGGAGACAAAGTAACAAAGGGTCAGCATATTGGAGAGTCTGGTAATACAGGAAACTCTTCAGGTCCTCACCTTCACTTTGAAATGAGAGATAACATCAGATGGAGTGCAGGTAAAGATATTGATCCTGCAAAGATTCTAGCCTCTTAATTACAAAACATTACAAAAGCCCTTGACATTTGTTGGGGGCTTTTGCTATACTATAACCAAGTAAATAATATCGTCAGGATTAAAATGAGTAACAAAGAAACACCATACTATGAACTAGCAACAATAACAAAAGCATTTTTTGTAGTCTTTGCTATGCTTCTTACAACCATGTTTTTGTTTGTGGAAAGTTGGCTATTAATGATTTTTATTGGCACGTTGCATTCGGTTTTTGATTTTATTCCAGCACCTGGATTTTGGACAGTGTTATGGTTTAATCTTTTGCTTGGATTTATTTTTGGTTTTATTAAGAAAGCATACAAATGAGCAAAGGGTTTCAATACGATTTCTTTGCAGAAGAATGGTCACACGATTGTGGTGCTTGTGGTAAAGAGTTATATGCACCAACCAAAAAACATCTAGAAGGTAACTTCTGGCTACACACCCACTCAAATGACTGTCTTGGAGGATGGTAATGTTTAATATGTATAATGATAAATCAGAAAGAGAAATAAATGTTTGATACAGAAGAAATTTTTTGGACTACTATTT